ATTAATAAAGTATGGTCAGAGAGATCTTTCTTAAAGCTGGGGATTTCTCTTGTTTGTTACTTGAATAGTATCACAAGTTCTCTATAATGAGAAACATAACATAATAAACTTGCCCAGTTTATAGTATATAGTACAGAGAGAAACTCTCTTGAAAAGAAAGTACTCTAGCAATAGAGAATCTTCTAAGATAGAGAGTTTTTCTTTTAAGAAGGTTATGAGGAAAGAAACTAAACTTATACAGGTTATAAGGCAGACACGGAAACTCTCATAACCTTTTATAATTATAGAGGGGTAGAAAGGCAATCCCTTTACCAGCAGTGGTAGAGGAAACTTGGGTTCAATTCCCAACTACTCCACAGAAAAAATTTTTTTTTATTCCAAAGGTTCTTGTAGATTAGTAGGTGCGTTTCTTCCTTTGATTCTTGGAAAGGTCTTTAGTTTATGTTTATTACACCAGGGGTATTTATTGTATTTTGAAATAAGAGTATCGCAGTTGTTGTTTTTACATACCCTTCCACTACTATAAGTCTTAGAGGGTTTACTATTAGGGTATTTATTACCTTTGATATACTCACTCATACCATATATAGTATAGGAGATGAAATGCCAAAAAAAGGGTATAAGCCGAAGAAGGCTAACAAGAAAAATAGATATAGAAGATAATGCCTTTTAAGAAAGTTGGAAAGAATAAATTTAGATCCCCTAGTGGAAGAATCTTAACAGGGAAGCAAGTCAGAGCTTATTACGCAAGACAGAGAAAAAAGTAATGGCTGAACGAAAGACTTGTAGTAATACTGGTTGCGAGAAACGATACACAGCACCAAATAACAATCAAAGGTATTGTACCGAACAATGTAGGAACAAAGCTAAATACAAAAGAATCAAAGAGAGGGAAGTTGAGAGAAATTTAGATCCAGTTGATGTTCCTGCTTCTCATCTCAATCGTGGAGATAATTACGAGGAGTATGTTGCGAAGTATGCAGAGTTAGTTGAGAGCAAAAAACTAAAACAAGCAGATGTAGCAAAAAAACTAGAGGTGCATAGAGATATTGTTAATAAGATGCACAATGCGTACAGAATTGATAAGCGAAACGAGGAACTGCAAGAGAACTGGAAGATTGATAAAGAAGCAGAGAAAGCATTAAAAAAATTCTCTGCGTTTAGAGATAGGTACTTTCAAACAGAAACAGGAGAGAAGTACGAAACAGCAGACTTTCACGAAAAATGGATTAACTCTATTTTAGATGCAATTAAGACAGGTGGGGAACAAATGATTCTCTCTCCACCACGACACGGCAAGACAGACTTACTTACACACTTTGCAGTATGGCAGATTTGTAAAAACCCTAACACAAGAATTATGTGGGTAGGTGGTAATGAGGAGATAGCAAAGAACGCAGTAGGAGCTGTACTAGATCATTTAGATAATAATGAAAAATTAATTGAGGACTTCTGTGGTCCAGGTGGTTCATTTAAGCCAAAGAACAGATCAGGCAAATCTTGGAGTTCAGGACAGTTCACAATAGCAACGAGAACAATTACAGGAATTAAATCTCCAACCTTAGTTGCAGTTGGGAAAGGTGGAAAGATTCTCTCAAGAGATTGTGATTTAATTATTGCTGATGACATTGAGGATCACGGCACAACTGTTCAACCAAGTGCAAGAGAACAGACAAGACAATGGTGGACAACAACTCTTTCTTCAAGGAAAGAGGAACATACAGCTATTGTGGTTATCGGATCAAGACAGCACCCAGAGGATTTATATAACTTTCTTTTAGAGAACCAAGAGATGCAAACAATCGTTGAGGAAGCACATAGTTCAGAATGTGTACTTCCTGAAGATGAAGTTAAATTACATAAAAAGTGTATGTTATGGGCATCTAAGCGAAGTTATAAGTGGTTACTCTCAAGAAGGAGAGCAGCAGAAACAACAGGTGGTAAAGCTATCTTTGAAATGGTGTATCTTAATAAAGCATTTGTTGATGGTATAACAATGTTTGATATTGATGATATTGATGAATGTAGAGATGTTAATAGAGTAGTAGGACATATTCCATCAGGAACTCATTTAGTAGCAGGGTTAGATCCAGCATCTACTGGATTCCAAGCCTGTGTGTTATGGGCAGCTAATCCTGAAACAGGAATGATGTATCTAGTTGATATAGAAAATGAAGAAGGTGGTGGGATACTACAAGCAAAAGATTCAATCAAGAAGTGGTATGAGATGTATGGACTTGCTCATTGGGTTATTGAGGAGAACGGATTTCAGAAAGCCATTAGACAAGATAAAGATATAAAAGACTACTGTGCAAGACAAGGTGTTTATTTAGAAGGACACCAGACACAGAAAAACAAATTTGATCCTATTTTTGGTGTTGGCTCTATGAAACAGCTATTTCAGGAGAAATTAATAAGTTTGCCTTATGGTAACGCAGAAAGTGAAACTAAGAGTAATATATATCGTAGGCAACTAATTTATTTCTCAACTTCTGCTAGTAGAGGAAAAAGTTACAAGTCTGATGTAGTTATGGCATCTTGGTTTCCAATGCGTGTCATTAGAAGATTACAAAAGGAACGAATAGCAGAGATAGGGTTGGATTATAAACCAAGTTTTGGAGAATGGGATATAAGCGAAATGAACGAAGCACCTTGGAATTAAGATGAAAGCAACAGATTTACAAGATAGAATAACGCAACTACATTACGATAATCAACAAGCATATGCAACAAGAGGTCGTATTCGTGCAATTATGAATGGTGGACCTTCAGGTATTATGGCTTTATTAGGCGACCAGATCAAAGGTTTTCAAGATTGGCAAGTTCCAGTTCCAAACCTTATGTCCACAGGATTAGAGCATTTATCACAAAAGATTGGTAGAATCCCAAACCTTAAAATAGATGTACCTAATGACAGAGATTCACAAAGGTCAAAACAAAAAGCAGAAAAGATTGCAAGGATTATTACTGCTTATGATGACAACCAGAGATTAGATATTCAAATGCCACAGGTTGGTAGGTGGCTACCAGGTTATGGTTTTGCTGTATGGGTTATTAGAGAGAGAAAAGATTCTAGTGGTGTTCCTTATCCCTGTGCAGAACTAAGAGATCCATATAACTGTTTTCCTGGTTATTATGGTGCAGACCAAAAACCAGTAGATTTATCCATAGTTCGTAGAGTTCCAAAGTATGCACTAGAGAATGTCTATCCAGATTTCAAAGATGTAATTAACAGAGATGCTAAACACGAAGGATTAAATATCGGTGGTGGATATGCTTCTCCATATACAGATTCTTATTCAGGTTCTTGGGCTAACTCCAACGGACAGGGAGATTTAGTTGCAGAATATTATAATGATGAAGGAACATATGTATATCATATGGCATCAGGAACAGTACTTGATTTTGTTCCAAATCCATTATCAAGTGGTCCTGCTTTCGTTGTAGCTAAGAAGTTTTCATTTGACCAGCTAGAAGGACAGTATGACCAGATCATAGGATTGATGGCAGCTATGGCAAAGATGAATGTTATGAGCATTATTGCTATGGAAGATGCTGTCTTTACAGAAACAAATATTTCAGGAGAGCTTGAATCAGGACAGTATAGAAAAGGAAGGTTTGCTGTAAACTATCTAGCTCCAGGAACACAGGTTTCAAAACCAGCTTCAAATGTTCCTTATCAGATTTTCCAACAGATAGATAGGATTGAACGACAACTAAGAGTTGGTGGTGCATATCCTGTTACTGATGATGCACAATCTCCACTTAGCTTTGCTACTGGTAGAGGTTTAGAGGAACTAGGTGCATCAATGTCTTTGATGATTAGAGAATACCATACAGTAATGGCAGATGCTATTGAACAGACAGATGCGAAAAGACTTGAGTGGGATAGTGTTATGTATGGTGGAAAACCAAAACCATTATCAGGATATATGGATAATAAGTTCTATGCAGAGAAATATGATCCAGAGAAAGATATAGGATTTAATTATAGAACACGCAGAGTGTATGGAGCTATGGCTGGTTATGATGAACCACAGAAAATAGTTACAGGATTGCAATTACTTCAGGCAGGTATTATTGATACACAGACTTTACAGGAGAACCTTGATGGGTTAGATAACATAGTTAGAGTTAATGAACGAATAACTAGAGAGAAAGCAGATAAGGTATTGTTTGATACTTTACTTACACTATCACAACAGGGAGATCAGAGAGCAACAATGGCTATCGTTGAGATAAGAAAAAACCCAGGAGATGTAGAGAACATTTTAGATAAATTCTTTACACCACAAGAACCACAGATGACAGAGGAAGAAATATCATTTGTTGGAGAACAAGTAGGTCCAGCTCCTCAAGGACCACCACCAGGAATTGCACAGATGTTGGCAGGAATGGGTGGATAATGAACGAATCAGATAAAATATTTGTAGAGATGGTTGATCAACACCTTGTTGATGTTGATGATACAGGAGATGATATTCTTCTTGAAGATTACTTTAAGAGGAGAGCCATTATGGAGAGAATGCCACAACAGTTTCTACCAATAGGTTATATGATAATAACCCCAATTATAGAATTTGATGAGGGAGATTATGGCGACCAGATCTTCTAGTAATAAAAAAGTAACCAATAGAAATACCAATGTTCCACCACCAGCAAGGAACTATTCAGACAATACACAAGCTGTTAGAAGAATACCTGGTGTTACTTATGGAGAACAAGATGCTTTGGTTGAACAACAAAAGATAGCTCCACTTCCTAAAACTGGTACACCAAGAGTTCAAGCTCAATCAAGACCTATGCCTAATGTAGATGTTTTTTCTGAAACTGAATTTGTAAATGAACCTGTTACAGCAGGACTTCCTTTTGGTCCTGGAACTAATGGTCCAGTTGATAGTAGAACGGCTGGTGTAGATATGGTTAAAAACTTTATATATGAAAGTTGGTTAGCAACAGGAGATGACAGCCTACTTGAGTACTTGTAATGGCAGAGGAAAGATTTTCTAAAGGTATAGACATACCTGTATTTAATAGAGATACATACGATCAAGTTACAGAAGAAGTAGCACAACTACTAAGTCAGATAAATCAAGTTGCAGCCAATGTTCCTGAAACAATAATGGTTGAAGCAGCTAAAAGAAATATCAATTTAGAATTTATGAACCCTGTAACAGATTTCTTTAGTAAAGCAGCACAAGAACCTTGGAGAAGGTTAAAAGCATCTATGTTACAACCTCTTAATATTAACCCTGATACAACAGGATTAGGAGAAGCAGCTTTGAAGGGAGTGTTCTTTGGCGTTAGAGAAGCGTGGGAAAGAAGTTTCCCTTCAGTAGGTAGAGCATTAGCATTACAACAGCAAGAGGATATTTCATTTGGAGAAGCATATAATAAATCAATAGTATCCCCTTTTAGGCTATGGCAAGAAGCAAAGGCTAGAGGAGAAGTTATAGACTTCGGTTCTGCAACTTTTCAAGATACGAAACCTGAAGATACAGATAGATATAAAGATTTAATTGATAAGGGTGTAGATCCATTAAAAGCTAGAGATATAGTTTTATCAGAGTCAGGTAAGTATGAAGCTGGATATGCTTTATTGAAGATAACTGGTGGAGATAAACCTGCATTACTTTCATCAGAAACAGGCACTAGTGAAATAGATGATTCATATATTATTGCAAGAGCTACAGCTTTAGCGTTCTCTGCTGCGTCTGGTGGACCAGGAACTGA